CCCCGACGTTATATTCAAAACCTTTGAATTTGTCGTTAAAAACATTTTCAGTTTTATTTAAAAAAGTAGATTTAGTAGTTTCAGCTTGTTTTTTATTTGCTTCTGACTCCTTGTTATATCTATCAAAAAAATTAATCGCCTTCTGCTGCTCACTCGTAAGCTTGCTTCCAGCTTTAATCTCTTCATAGTATGTAGACTTTTGCCCGTCTAAATGGCTTTTAGCGCTGGCAACTTGCTCTTTAAGCGCTAATTTCTTTCTACGTATTTCTCTATCGTCGTCAACATCTTCGTCGAAAGAGAAGTTGTCTTCCATAAGGAAGTTAATTTCTTCGTTATCTAAATGAGGTTTTGTTTGCTTGTAATACTCTCTTAACAAAGCCGTGTCATCTAGTTCGTTATAGTCTTGATTAAGCTTTACATAATCATTTAGATCACCTCCAGTGTCTTCCATAAAGTCCATTAACTTTTGGATATTTTCTGGTAATGGTTTTCCAGTGGCCTCGGCCTTTGCTATAGCTTCTTCAACCTGTTCTTCCGCCTCTTCAATTTTTTCTTCAGTGACCTCTTCCAACACTAAGGTTTCTTGTGTTTCCGGTTGCACCTCTACTTGTTCGGTAACCTCTGTTACCGCCTTAACTTCTTCAGTTTTTTCCTCTACCACAGCTTCAGTTTCTACTTTTTCTTGTGGTGGAGCACTCAAGTCTACTTTAATAATACTGTCATCACCCGCGGATTCAAACTTACTTTCGTCAACTGTTTCTACAGTTTGATCTTGTGTAGTTTCTTCAACTACTTTTTCATTTTCTTCTTTCATAATATAATATAATAATAATTAATAATAATCCTACTTAGGGTCGAACGAGTTCAAATTAAAATCTCCACTTAATATATCATTACCTGAAGACTCAAAGTTTTTAGGCGTTCCACCACTATTTCTTTGATCTATAAGCTCACTTTGTTGAGTGGCTTGTATTTTAGTTCTTTTGTCTTTTCTATCCTCTCTTCTACCTTCTCTGTCAGACACGCCTTGGGACTCCATGGTTTTCAACTGCATGTTATATTCAAACTCAATTTTCATTAATTGTTTCTTAAGTTCAACCTCTTGTTGTTGCTCTTGTAGTTTTAGTTGAGATTTTGTTTGTTCTAGTTGCATTGTTGTCTGGGCTATAGCTTGGTTTTTTTGAACTTCAGCTTGCGCCGCAGAGGCAGAGGCTTGTTGATTAGCCTGCGACTGTTGTTCCATATTTTGTTTCTGAGTCTCTCTATCCAGCTCAAGCTTTTTCTTTCTTCTGATCTTTAATAGTTGGTTTGCTAGTTTTAAATTTTTAACATCTCTAATATCTATAGCATCTTCCAAGTCTATGCTTTGCGTTTGAAGCGCGACTTGTATGTTATTTTCTAACATAGCTTTTTCTTCTTCATCAGGTAAAAGCTCTATAAATATACCAAAGTCATATAGGTGCAACTCTGACATCTCTTCAAGAGTTGCCACATTAGAAGCGCCGATAGCTTGTATAAAAGCGTCTTTCGTTGGAGAGTATTCTATAATATCAGAAATTCTTAAGGATAAACACTCAGCAACCTCAGCTGTTAGATATAGACCAGCTTGTAATATGTGTCTTGTAGCTGTGTTTGAGTTTGCTGCAGCTATTTTTTGAACGCCAACCAAAGCATTTTTATCTGGAGTGCTACCGTCTCTAGCCTCGTTTAACCCGGTCACATCTCTTATCATTTGCAAGTAATAATTATAGTTACCTATAAGGGCTTGCATTTTATTTCCACCAGAACCTGAGGTAATTTCTTGAATAGGTACTTTACCTGGGTTCATGTCACCTTCGCTTGTAAAACTTCTACCAATAACAGATCCTGTTTGAAAGAACATGTTTAACGCTTCTTGTGGGTTATAATTTGTTCCGTTACCTAGATCAACCTCAGCCAAGCCATCAGCATCTAAATAAACACCATCTGGAACCATACGAGATAAAACTTGTTGTAGTTTTAAGTGTGTTAATTGAATCATGTCTGCAAAACCTGTTATACGTTTTACTAATGAATCAATTTTCCCATTGTAAATTCTAGGAGCAACAATATTATAATTCATTTTAACTTTAGTGAAATCGCTTTTGGGGCGCATCATATTTTTTGCCATTTCCCATTTAAGCAACTTGTCTGTACCTAAAATCACAGCGCCCTCATAAAGACACTCTATAGACCTAATTATTCTACCGTAACCACCTTCCATATCATTTGGTGGGTTATAGTGGTCGTCTCTTGGTATTATTTTGTCTGATCCAGTAGCTGTTTCTTTTACTTTATAAACCTCGTTCATATAGGTTTTGTAGTTAAAATATAAAATCTGGATAGTATTATTATCTTCTTTATCAATAGAAAATCTAGTGCTATTATTGTTTCTATTAAAAGATTTATTTTTCATTATATCCTCGAGATCACTCTCTGTTAAATGAGGAAATTGTTTTGCTAATTCGTTTACTGGTATAGACTTAACCTCTCCAACATAGTATATATCCTCAAAATAAGGAGAATCAGTATAAGAGTATACTAAGTTAGCTGGGTCAACATAATCTATAACAACTCCCTCCGAGGTGTTAAAATTTGTCTTAACAGCGCCAATACCTAAAACAGTAAGGTCATGGTAAAATCTTTTTTTAATAAGCTCGTAATTACTACCGTTTAAAAGTGTATTTAAAGCTTGTTCTTCTGCTATTTCTATAGATTGCTTATAACTTAGTTGCATGTGAACGTTAAGCTCGTCTTTACTCTCTGGTAAATCTTTTTGCTCCATTTCGCTACTTCTAGAATCTATACCATAAACAGCTGACTGGTTATCAAAAGCCTTACCATCCATATCTCTAAGCACATTATCCATGTACTCGGTTCTTTTTGCTACTCCAAATGGATCTTGTGAAAAAGCTTTTATATCATAAGTTCTCTCAGCTATACCGTTTACAACTATATCAACAAACTTAGATATAATTGGAACTGGTTTCCAGTCTAAATTTAAATAGGACAAATCACCGTTTATAGATAACTCATCCTTATATTTTTGGGTAGACTGTTCGCCTCGAGCGTATAATCTTAAATTATGAAAATCATTATGATTAGTTCTATACCTAGTGTTGCCCCTATCATTATTAAACCACTCTTGCTCTATTGCTTTACCTACTTTCAAACCATAATCATAGCTTAGCTTTTCAGCATCGCTTACAGTTTGACTCGGAAAATAACTTTTAATGCCAGACTCTGCCATATTTATTATTTGATTATTTGTGAATTAGTCCCAGTATTACTATACTTGGAAATGTTTATGTTTAGTGGTTGTTTTTCAACCTTAGCGTTTGGCGCGTATAAATGTCTGTTGTTAGCCATAATAGCTAAACCAGAGCTTATTGACGCATCATGCTTTGTTCTTTTGTTTATGTCAAACTTTGCCCAATCATTTAACAACTCGTTGAAATACAAATCACCAAAAGTTCCATCTTGTTTAATTCCAACGTGATCTTGTATATACATCTCAATTGCCGCCGCGTGAGCTTGTTTAATATCTTCTGAGGAATTAGGTATTCCACCAACCTCTTTTTCTGCAACGGACAACTTGTTCCAAATTTTGTCCGGCCTATTCATACTAAACCCTCTATATCCTCTACGCCTCAGATAATACAAGAGACGAGGTTTATTGTTTTCCGCGAGTATAGGCATCCCGTAAAATACTAAAGCCATTAGAACGTCCTCAAAGAACATCTCTGCTGTTGGTGGTCTTGACAAGTATTCTAAAAAGAAACTGTTTGCTGGAGCGTCTTCCATGCTGAATCTAGTTAAGCCGTGTAAAGCTCCTTTAGATCCAATTCCATCTACTGTACCTGATATATCGTAACTATCACAACCGAAAGCGCCCATATGCTCGTTACCTGGATATTTAATTCCGTTCTTAAGTACTACCCTGTTTTGTAGTTGTTGAGGTGGAACCCAACTTAATTTAAATCTACCTTTTGGATTTGGGTAAAATATTACTTGAGAATCTTTTATACCGTTCACCCATTGAAAATTACCAGTTGTAATCCCAAGAGTTCTAGTCATCTCCTCGTTATAATCTATTTGTTCGTATAGTTTAACGAGATTAAAAATACTTCCTTTGGTCTCATCTCTAAAAGCGTGCTCTGTAGTTCTAGGAAATTGACGGTAGAATTCATTTAAAGCGTCTTGATCGTCTTTTAAACCATCTACTTCGTTTTGCCAGTTGTCTATTACACCTACGTCTATTAATTCACCGTCTGGTGTGAGTCTATCGATATCAGGAGTAGTAAAGACTGGAATTCCATACTCGTCAATAAATCCTTCATAGTTCCATTCCATTGGGATAAACAAAGAGTATAAGCCAGACTTTGTCTGACCATTTCTATTTCGTTTCGTGACATCTGAGGCATTGTATAGTTTTTTAAAATTCTCTCCACCTTTGTCTAAAGCATTTGAAGTTGAGCCCATCATACATTTACCAATAATCCTACTACCTAATCGTAAACATGTTTTTGTAACCCTCCAGTTATTTAAAATATTATCAGGTCTCTCCCACTTACCACTTTCATCATGTACTAGTAATGCTAGCTTTTCACCATCATAACTATTATCTCCAGTATTCTTCCAATCTATTGTCGTATCTAATCCCTGTATGTCTTCCAGCTTTTCATTAGCTGTAATCTTTTTTCTTGTAAACTTGCTAGCAGGTACACGGTAAGCAAGTTCGGACTTAGGACGATCCATACCATCTTGGACAGGTTTAAAAAAGAAAGGATAATTAATTGATATAGGTACAACTTTATCAGTAAACATTTTTTTAGCATCAGCTCCTGTTTTAGATAGTATTCCATATCTACTATCACTCGCTAGGGTGGCTAAATTAACTGTTTCCGCTGATGACATAAAAGAAAATCCAGAACGTCTATTTTTAAGGTAACACATTCCGTAACATCTTTTATCTGCTTTACAAGCTTCCCAGAATATATAAAATAATCTGTTTGCCTCTCTAAAATCTGGAGCACCCACATCAATCTTGCTCCACTGCAAATACATGTATTGCGTACCCGTTATCCAGGTTGGTTTACCATTATTTGTGAACCAGAATCCTTCCTCCCTTCTTTTAAATTCTTCGTCTATATAATCGTACCATTTTTCTTTACTGCTTTCCGGATAGTTTCTCCAATCGAATATATTTTTAATTCTTTCCAACTCCTTGGGATACTCGAATTTCACCCATTTGTTCTTCGGATCTTTGTATACTTCTTTAGGAGCTTTTGGTAGCGCAATAACTAGTCCTTGTATTTCTATTATCTCACCTATCTGTCCGTTATGAGATAACACTATAATATCGTGTTCTTTATCGTAACCGTATTTCCACTTCTTACCCTTATTAAGTCTACTGATAGTAGTCTTTTTTACAGGTTCAACTGTTTTAACTAAACTTTGCTCGTACATTATTTAGATCTACTTTCTGCGAATCCTTTAAAAGTTTTTTCCTTTGCCTCTTCAGGTGTTTTACCCTCAAGCAAGTTTTCTTCTTCTTCAATTCT